CGCACCGTCACAGCGGGAATGCGCTTGCGTTTGCCCTGTATACTGCCATCACCCAAATCTAACCGCAGCGTTCCTAGGATGCATCTATACGGTAAGCCAACAACAACAACACTAGAAGGAGTGTCAAGCGTCACAGAACCAGAAACAACAGTCTGACGCGGCAAAACGTTGCCATCCGCCAAAATTGCAACTTCTTTGCCTTCCAAATGGTCAAGGCCGCTTACCGTACTGACAACAGGATTACAGCTCCATTCGCCCGGCTTAACAATAAATGGCGTCGATGCTGGGTCATTGGGGAACAAAGATGTTATGGGCTTAATAATATCGCACGTTACGCGGGAAGAATTGACAAACGCCGTTATAACCGCAATGCCGCCCCCGCATCGAATAATCCTGCCGACCATGGAAGCATCAAAAGCACCCGATGCGCTGGTTTGAAAGTTAACCCCCGTGCCGCTTGCTGCTGCTGGGTATAATTCCATTGGCGGATAATACTGCGGAAGTTCTAAAGCGCAATCAACGCACCATGCCTTTGTAACATCTGCTTCTATATTTTGCGGTTTATTCTCTGCAAAATTGCGGCTTGCTATGCGCTCAATATAACGAATGAAGCGCCCCTCAATAATGCGCCGCACCACAAAATAGACAGCGGACTCCGCCCCTTCCCGCGTTGAAGCAACCCGTTCAAAAAGACCATCGGTATCATGACGCGCTATGCCGTTGACTTCCTGCTCTTTCAAATATGTTAGACTTAGCAATACACCGTCATCACGCACCATCCAAACAATCTTGTTCGGCTCTTCTGCATATGCCCATGAAACAATTTCTCTATTTTCAAACAGATGCTTAGAGAAAACTGTCAAATCATTTCCGGTAAAAACATTCTGAAGGAAATCATATTGCAAATCTCTAACGGTGTTGCCCTGTTCCTGCACATAAAGAATGTTACCGTTAATAAACAACGGCTGCAAATCAGACGCGCCGTTACCTACTTGCGGGTCAGCGCGAACCGTTGCGGGTGTAAGCACGCCATCTGAATTGCCATTAACAACAAACGCGCCGCCGCTGGTAAAGGCTATAAGGCCGTTGCTTGCTGGCACTAATGATTTAATTTCATTAACTTGCTGGCTGTTAATTGTTAGAGTGATTGCATCCGTATCAACGCCCGGAAACGATACGTTCATGTTGCGATACAGCGCCGTTTGCGTCATCCAGAGCGTCTGCGGAAATTGGTATGATGCGGCAAAAGTTTTACGCTGCTTGTAATACGTTGCTTTGCCCGGCCAGTTATTAGGCGCGGATACTGTTGCTGTTGCCGTTGCGCCCGTTCCTGTGGAGTCGTTAAAAGTGACAGTGGGGGACACATAGCGCACGCCTTGCGAGCGGATAACAACACCCGTAATAACGCCAGCCGCAATAATAGGAAATCCATTAAAACCCTTACCCGGTGCGCCGCTAACAGTAACCGTGGTGTTGGCAGTATAACCGCTTCCGCCCGCCGTAACGGTAATTGTAGTAATCCGCCCATTGGCAAATGGGTCTGTAATGGTGGGCGGCGGTGCGCCAAAATCCGGCACACCATTAGAATCTTGGTAAGTACTGCCCGATGTAGAGCCAATAAGGCCATATAAAGAATTTATATCAGCGGCAGCCGATGGTATTTCTTCCTGCCTATAAATGTTATAGAGCGATGCCCCGGCTATAGGCGTCCAGTTAACAGTAACGTATGCATTCGCATTTTGTGACATTATTGCAGAGGCTGTAGTGGTGGCCGACAACGACGCCAAACTTTCCTCGCCCGTTGTTGCGCTGATAGCTGTAATTACATAACGATACGTTGTAGTTCCTGCGGTTGATGCTGTTGCGGTTCCGATTGTAGGCGCAGCTATCTCAGGCTCAAAATTGATTGCCGTTAAAACCCAGTTTGTATTTGTGATGCGTGTCAAATCATACGGAGGATAATTCGGATGCGTAATGGTCAAAACATCAGCCGATTGCGTAAATTTCAACTTGGCTAGGTCTACGCCTGACCATGGCGTAACCAGCTTGTAAGGCACGCCAGCGGATAAAACCAAACCGCCATTGTTAATGACCCGCATGTAATACTGGCCAAACTCAAGCATGTAGGTTTGTTCGGCATTAAAGGAAAACTCTTTTAATATAACGGGATGCGCTGAATCATCCACCTCTGCAATAAAGCGCGTACCCGCCCTTGTGCTTGCGCCGCCACGATAATCAACCTGATAATTGCGCATGATGCTTGCGCCCGTGCCGTATCGCGCCACATCAACCCGCGCGAACAAGGCGCTGTCAAACTCACCGCCCGCGAAAGATGTTTTAATAACGTTGGTTGTCATGTTTAGCCTGAGAAGTAACTGGCATACGGCTCATAAAAATAACCCTCGCCAGATTCACTATGCGCCGCGCCGCTGTACCCACGCGCCGAAATCCAACTTGGAACGTGTGACAGCATTTCAACCGTTTCGTTGGCATCGTCCGCACGCGCCATCTTAATGAGCGCATCTGCCTCTTGGTATTTCATCAGCGAGAGCTGTTTGTCACCAGCCAAGGAAATCGCCAGCTTTGCGCCCAATGCCGCAACCAAGGCCGATTCAAAGGAATCATCAAACATATCAGTGTTAACTATGGTTTTTGTATAGTTAACAATAGCTTGCCGCTGATTTGTAAGAATAACCTTTATTTCATTGTTGTTTGAATCAAGGTCAAGCGCCACTTTAAACCGCGCTGATGATCCTTCTCTATAGCCGTAAGGTGTTGCGCCGCCTAATCCCACGGGGAAAATAGGCGTAGTAACGCCCCCTGTGGTTGATGCTTGCGGCAATACCTGCTGCACCCTAATGCAGTCACTAGGATACGCATAAGCGTATAACCACGGCGGGGCAGGGTGTGCGCTTGTCCATAAGCCATTGCCTACCGTTGGATTTTCTGGTGTGCCCGGCATCGCTTTTAGTAATGTCAGCAAGGTTGTGCGCCGCGCAAAGTTCCAATTTGCCATACGCAGCAATCGCTTAACCAATGGCTCAAAATGCGTATTGCACGCCAGCGCCTCATTGGATTGTTCTGTTAAGCTGGCTATTGTAGAGCGCGTACCTATCTCGCCTAAAGTGCGATTGCAAATATCAACGGTTGCCACGGTTAAAACCCATAGGCTTTAGCCGAGCTTTGCGATTGCGAAACACGATAACTAATGGTTCCACTGCCAAAAGTGGTGCAGTTAAGCCGATACAAAACTTGTGATTCAGGCTCTAAAGCAATAACCGAAACGGGACTTGTATAGCTTGCTGGGCTGCCGGATGCATTAACCGATACCTTTAACCAGTTAGCACCGTTATCAAAACTTTTTTCAATATCAACCGTTCCTGAAAACGTGCCAAATATTGAAACGTTAAAATAACCCAAAAAAGGGGCAACCGAGCTTTGCCCCGTACCAGTAAACGAGCCGCTGATTAAAGGGGATGATGTATCTCTACCGCCGCCCGCTGGTTGTCCCATAGGTTAAAATCCACTTTATTCTTCAGTCCACACGACTTCATAGGACATTGTTGTTGCGTTTGCTAGCGCCACGCCGTTCAGGTTAACAACGAGGCCTTGCGTAGTGCCGCGCAAGACCAATCCCTGAGCATTGTTTGTTGCGAAATCAACAATAATCCTATCAGAAAAGGCGCTTGTGGTAATCGGGAAATTGACGGTACGCGCAGCAACAATACCAGCGCTTGTTCCCGGTGTGCCTAATGCCGTGTAATGCGCCACACTCGCGGTTGCGGCTGGGCTGTTACTATCAAAAGCAGCCGTGACAGGGACAACGGGAGTACCCCCCGCTAGTGCTGTTGAGCGCTTAATAAGCGCAACCGCAATACCTTGAGCGGCAGTAGCTGCCGTACCGGAAACAACTACGCGCAATACGCGGATGGTTCTTGTCGCGCTGCCGTAAATTGCCACAACGTCAGTGGGGGTTGCAGGAAGTGCAAAGCCTACTGAGCCAGTTGAAAATGTTGGCTTAGTTCCTTCGGTTGAAACTATAAGGCCTCCATAGGGAGTAACACCAGCGCCGGCTTGAACATTGGTTATTGCAACGCCTCGGCGTATAGTGCTGCCTGTGCCGTTATCATAAATAACGCCCGGCGATGCAAATTTTTCAGGCATGAGCAAATTCCTTTACTTTTTTAGGACGGCGGATAGCTTCTTGTTCTTGCATTTCTTCTTCGATAAGCTCTTCATCAAAGGTGTTAAAATTAGCAAAAGAATAAGCAGCCACATCTTTTCTTGGCGATTTGAAGTTCTGCTCTTTTGCAGCTAAGTATTTTTCTTTTGCCACCTTATCCATTGGCTGCATATAGGCCGCTGGGAAGACATCATCAGAAACAGTGATAATCGCGCCTTCTTCATAGACGGTGTTATCAAAATATGCTTTTTCGTGTAGCTTATAGCGAGCCATATTAATCCTTATTTTTCATCACGGAATTCCGCCCTGATAATATGCACCAGTATCGACCGATCCAGCAAGGAAAGAATTAACAGAACCAGCTGTCATCGTGTTAGATACAACATACGCCAGCTTGTAAAAGCGCGGCAATGGTGGTGAAGGAGAGAAATTCACATCAGCACCCGCCGCAATGGTTGCAGCGTTCGACAGGGTAAGGGTGTTACTAGAAATGCTTGCAATCGTTGTTCCGGGGATAATACCAACCGCACTAACAAATAAGCCAGCCGATAATCCCGCGGCGGAAACAATAGGAACGCTGGTTGACGCACTAACCACTGCGGTTGTTTGCGACCGCGCAAAAGGTGAGAAGCCGTTGGCAACAGGCGGCAAAGGAAATTGTGCAATCTTTTGCCCAGCAGTTAACCGACCCAAAGGCAGCGCCCCAGATTCTGCAATGGTGTTGTAAACACCCTCTGCCCCAGAACCGTTATCCGGTGCGCCAAGCAAACGAACGGTTAACGTTGCCGCTGCCGTACCAGATGTAAAGCTAGTTGCCGCCAATACCAATACGGTTAAAGGCGCAGCGCCAATGCCCATATCACGGTTAGAACCCATATCAATCTGGTTTGCTGAGTCAGCCGTGGTTGTAACTGCTTGGGCGGCGCTGAATTGTAATTGTTGGTCAAGTATCATGAGTTTTTCCTTTAAACTACGCGAGCTTCGGTGTTGAGAATAGAATCAACGGTGCGAATTGGAATGCCTAGGAAGTTGGTTTGAATTTTACCAGCGTATTCAGATAGGCTTAATTGCATATTGTGTTTGTTCGAGGCCTGAATGTTCAAGTATGTGCGAATCAAACGGTTACAATAAATGACCGTTTTGCCCATGCTCATTTGACCGCCATCAGAAGCATCGGTTTTTTGAACTGAACCTTGACCAGCAGGAAGAGTTTTAATCAAACCAAGTCCGCGATGGATATATTCCACAATATCCGCAGCGTTGTTGCCAGTTAATAGCAATGCATCAATGTTAGCAATACGCACCACGTACTGCCAATCGGGTACACTAAGACCAGTCTTCCACTTGTAATGTGATTTATATGCTTGATACTGGGCGCTAGATGCACCCACTGCCGTCATATGGGTTACTTCGCCTAAGTCTTTATGCTGCAACCCTGCTTGCGAGCCTTTAGGGAAAAATCCGTGGCACGTTCCCTTGCCCCACACAACAATCCAAATAGAAGTATTGGTAGAGCCAGTGCCGCCAGCATCTACAACGTTTTTAGCAGTTTGCGCACTTGCAAGGTTGAGCGTGCTAAAGCGTGGGGCTAAACCCATAATTTGTGCTGGCGTGCTCAATGCGTTTGAATAGATATACGCCTGAGACATTTGCTGATTCATGCCCTCTAGCACGGCCATATCTTCAGACAAGCGAAACGCGGGAGTGTTACCATTCAGCTCTGCTAAATCTTTATCAATGGTTGAGTAGCACTCAAGAGAACCAGCCGTATCGGTAATCTGCGCAGTTTCAGATTTAACATCGCCGATACCTTGGTTAATCAAGCGCCATGTGGCTTGCGGCAATCCAGTGCGCACCGTTGTTTGATGCCCAGTAGGAAGGTTTCCTTCCAGCACCAGCATATCTTCAAGCAATTCATTGGTTTGCGAAAGCAAATTCACAATAGTGGCAATACTGCCGTCCGGATCCATGCGGCGGGCATGGTCTGCGTATGTGCTATATTGATTGCCGATTATGGGCATAATTTAATCCTTTTACGTTTTGCCCTGATTGGGATACAGGGTTTCGGCTGGGTTTTTCTTTTCTTTGGAGCCGGGCACTGCGCCCGGTGTTAATCTTGGCTGTTCATTAAGTGCCTGTGCAATCTTGTTAAATGTCCTAATGAATTCAGGATGATTGCCAACGCCTGTTATTTTGAGCGCTTCTACAAAAGCGGGGCTGCAATATGCAGGATTGTCCCGCAGTTTTGCAATATTAGTCATGGTGCTGTCGTAATTTGCGCCGCCAATTTCAGGGTCGTCTTTAACTTTAGACTGCCACTCTGTTTGCAGCTTGTGCCACTCTTGATAGGGAGCCTTCAGAGCATCCGCTATTTGTGGTGCTAACTCTGCGATAATAGTTTCAGCAGCTTCTTGTGGTATGCCTTTTTGTGAGGCAATTTCAACAAACTTGCTTAATCCTAAATCCTCAGAATCAATTCCCTCAGGAATCTTTAAATCCTTGTATTCAATTGGTTCAGGCTTTGCAAGTTCTTTTTCCGCGCTTTCTTCTTTTTTTTCTCCAGGCTCTTTAGCATCTTTTGATGCATTATTTTCTTCTTTCTTTT